ATTGTTCAATTTTTAAACAGACTGGGAGCCCCATTACTCCCAGCCTGTGTCGCCCTGGTAGGAGGTTAGTCGCTAAACTATGTTTGCCAGGCCAACTCCGTTTAAGACAGCGCACTTCTGAGGCAGACCGAACTCAAGACCAGCTTCGGTTAAGTATTCCTCATTAGTACCATCAATCCTCCGCTGCCCATAACCCTCTGGGTGAGACTTAGAAGAACTCTCACCATAAAATCCAGTATCATCAATGTACCTGAATCCAAGTTCCTTAGGCTCCAGGATAATGCCCATGTTGCGGGTAGTAGCATCATACGAGAACAATGGATGAGTTTTCATCTTAATCTTACCAAATGTAGTTCTCCACTCATCAATCTCCATTCCGTAGAATTTCTGCCCAGGGCCAATGTTAATCTGACCACCTTGCTTCGCCAAGGCATCTATTCCCATCAGGAATCCACTTCCACACAGACACAGTTTCTCATTAGCACCATACCTGAAGATTTGCTCAAGCATAGTATCCAACCAGACCTCACCACCAGCAGCCCAAGTCTGTCCAGCGTAAGTTGCATTCAGACTGTAATCATCACAGTTAGCTGCAGCGTAGGTACGAATAAAGTTAATCACGCCCATAGTGGTTCGTTCAGGTTTCCCATTGTCACCGACTAATTCAGTCGCAACACCCCAGATATACGCAAGCTCCTGTTCCCAAGAGTGCATCTCAAGACATTCAGCCTTAGCCTTCTGATAATCATCTCCCGTACGAAGACGAGTGGCTCGGGCTGTTCGAGTGATGGACAAAGCTGAACGAAAGATCTGAGTGTAGTTATAAACTTTCTCCGGATTCAATGCAATAGCATCCGGCATCTCACCACCCTCAGGGTTAATGTTACCGATAATCTTGAACTCATCACAGTTCTGAAGATCATGGACTGGAGCTGCAGTTGCTACATCAGCTTCAAGCAGCCTCACGCCAACAATAGTAGTCGCACCTCTGTTTACTGAAACTACTTTACCAACAGTATCAACACGCCAGTCATCTGCATCACGAAGAAGAATCTGATGCCCTTCTCGTATACGATTACCCATAGCTACTGCACCACCACCGCCTAAAGCTGCTACTGATATAAAGATGGTATTACCTAGAACACCACCACCTGCATAAGCCACTGTAAATCCAGCATCAGTGCAGATACCAAGAACGTCTCCCTGGACGGTAGACTGTATCTGTGTCCACCAGTGAAATTGAGGGTCGTCAACTTTCTTACCACCCATCATAGACATGATGGCAGTAAGTGGAGCCATACCGTTAGGGTAAAGTTTTAATATCTGTTGTCTCCAATTCATAGGCCGCTGATCAGCATGCCAGTCATATCCACCAGCTACTGTACCAGTGCCTCTCATTCCTAAAAACATGATTTAGTCCTCCGTTATATTTAGTTACCTAGCTAATTCTGTAGGCTACAAAAGTGTTTGCTGCTGTTCTCCTAACTCTAAATGTACCAGAGCCAAGATACCAAGACACATAATTTTCAGCAGCATCTATAATAGCCTGTCCAACGATAGTAAACCCAGCTGCAGCGGTTAGCGTTATAGTATTAGCTGCAACAGGAGACAGGTTTATAATAGTAAAATCAAAAGAATCATTGTTAATAAAGTAAGAAGTCAAAGCAGCATCCATGACTGTACCTGTAGGCAATGTATAAGCCTGCGTAGCACCAGCTGCATGTGTTCCAGTGATAAGACCAGCAATGAGAGCAGCGACAGTTATTGTAGCTGCCACAGTCATTGCAGTTGGAGCAGCTTGAGTTTTCCCAAACAAACCCCTTATCATTATCTCAGTATCACTGGACATTATTCCACGTTTTAAAAGATCCGCACGAAAACTCATTAGTTCCTCCAGTTATTAGTTTCCATAAGAGAAGTAAAATGTCACTTTACAACCGTAAGTGGTTCGATCTCCACGAACTTTTCCAATGAGGCCATCAATGCAGGTTTTAGCATTAGAGGCTTATCATTAACTACCTGCGGCAATCTCACAATGTCGAAGACAAGTTCAGTCTTCTGACCCATCAGTTCATTGTATTCTTCCATGAACCTAGGAAAGTTTTCGTCAGTTGGTTTGACCTCAGTTTGGTTAGTCTCTGAATTACTTACACCATACTTCTTAACCAGGCCAGTCCTCACCTTCTCAATAGCTTGGAAAGGTCCACCAAGTTTGCCTAACAGTTTCGCTAAACTTAAACTAGTCCTAACAGGCAGTTCCATATTGAAGATCGTATTCAGTGCATTTACTGCACTGTAAATCTCTACATTCAAAAGCTCCATTTTACCCTCCTATAGGTTTATTAAAGGTTAATACAGTATTAATTAATTCCAGGTCTTTTTATCAAATACTGGTACATATCCCACATTGCCTTCTATAAGTACTCTAATGTGGTAAGAGGTCTGTGTAAGAGTCATTGCATTAACATTCGCTTCAACACATTTATCTGCAGCAGCCATATTGAACCAAGCGAAATTTGTTATGAGTTGAGAAGCTTGCATACAGATTAAGTTATCTACTATACAAGCTCCACTATTGTTGGCTAGGAAGTGAGACAAAGTACCAGTAGTTGGATTAACAAATCCTACAGATATTGCTGATTGAACTCCTGCCATATGCATTACTTGTGTATTTGCACCAGCTCCTGATAGAATTCCAATAACACCAGCTACATTAACAGTTGCACCATTAAGTGTTCCCTGGCACTGTACTTCACCAACTAGAGCATAGATATTTCCAGCAGTTACTGTAAAGCCAGGAGACACTGCTAGAACATTTGAACTAGCTGATACACCAGCAGGTGCGCCAGTCCCTCCAGCTGGTTCATAAGTCCATGAAGCTTGTACACCAGTTAACGATGGTTTAAGAGGGTCAATGGTGACAAGGTCACCTTTAGTTTCCAAACCTCCGATTTCTGCAGTTGTATCATGGTTGTGAATTTTTAAGATGGTATAATCTGTGCCTGTTGGGTTAGAATATATTTGGCCACCCAACTTGTTGATATCTAATACTGTGATATCTGAAAAGGTTCGAAGCATCCACTTCAAACCATCAGAATAGAAAAGTTGGCCTTCGCCGGCTGCATCAAGTACAATATCACCTTCCCATCTTTCAGAGTCATTATTGTTATCTTCAATAGTGACGTAGAATACACCAGTGATAGACTTTACTACAATTGAATAAAATCTTCCTTTTGCTTCAGCCACAGGTGGCAGAGTTATAGTTACTGCCGCACCAACTGTATATGGCCGAAGTACATAATCACGAGTTGTCATGGTGTAACTTGCAACGGGGTCATGGAACTTATCCACAACAGCGTTAACATGTTGCTCACCTAATCGTTCTAAAGCCATTAGTTATTCCTCCGTTAAAGTGATTTATTCATTTCATCGATCTCTGCCAACAAGGGATCGGTATCAGGTTTATCCGAAGGCTGCCTTGGCTGGCTCTTCTTACGTGGAAGCTTCGGTGGATTGTTAGAGTCTGGTGGATCTGGTTCAGGGTTAACTGCTTTTTTATGAAGTTCAAGACGCTTACGAACTTCAGGACCTACACCTTTCATTACTTCAAGATATCCCTTGTCAGGGTTCTCTGCAAATGCCTCTTCAAACACAGCACTTACAACCTTCTTAAATGGCACAAGGTCCTTATTATCTTCATAAAAATCATCACTTGCCTTTTTTAAAGCTATCACCGTATTCATAGTGTTTTTTACAGTATCAGGGATAGATCGAAGAACTCCTTCACTGATAGTATTCCTTGCTGTATCTACACCTTGAACAAATACTTTGTTTAAAAGTTTGTTAAACGCCACTGGATCACGAGTCACCTCATCCATATCTGCATCGCCAATGAAGTCTATTTCATCTAACTTTATTGGCTCTGGTTCTACAGGTTTAGGTTCAGGCTTAGGTTCAGGTTTAGGGACTGACATTTCATCTATACGTTTACGAAGCTCCTCGTTGTCTTTTTTAATTTGCTCAATGTCAATCTCAGGCTCAGGTTCAGGACTAGGCTCCGGCCCAGGTATTGGTTCTGGCTCAGGAGTCGGTTCTGGTTCTGGTTCAGGATCTGGTGTAGGATCAGGTTCAGGTTCAGGAATAGGTTCTGGTTCCGGTAGATCCTCAGGAACCTTCACACTAGGTTCATCATCACCCTTTAACATATCAGCCATTTGATCTAATTGATCTTGTACCATTTCATCTGCCATCACTAACCTCCATTTAAAGTTTGTTTAAAAATTGAACGGTCTTATACATTCGCTGCTCTATCAACTTCCCTCCAATAACCATGAGTTCCAGCACCATCCCCACCTACATTCACCAAGGTAATCACATCATCCACTGCTGGAGTATAGTCACTAAGTGCTGGAGCTTGATTCAAATGAAAAGTGCCATTTGCCTTTGCATTGCTATCAGTCAAGCGAACAAGTAGGTCTTGGAAGATAAATATCTTAATCTGTCCTTGAGTCCCACCAAGAATGGTTGTTAAGGTTGAAAGGCCTACACTGGAAATTATCACAGTTTCAAGACCTTCGAGACTAAGTTCAACTCCAATAGTCATTGAAGTCTGCGCTGCAAGGGCTACAGTACCTTCCCCAACATTGCCTGTACCAACAACACCTACTGCATTAACCTCAGCTCTGGTTTCCCTTATATATGCAGGCAGTGCACTGTTAAGAACTGTATCTTCAGGTTTCGTTGCGTCTATTGTCATCTCTCTGCTCCTCTAAAATATGTAAGAAAATATTTGGTAAAGAAAGTAAATAATCAACTGCCTTTACTCTTCCATTTATATCTCCCATGCGCATTAAGACAGTTGCAGTGCTGGGATTTTCAACAGTTGAATCTTCAACTATTGATCTCATCTCTGAATCAAACCCTTTCTTCCAAGCACCTAACTCACGTTTCATATCTTTCCATAGAAAGGATTCTAGGAAGTCCTGTATCTGACCTTTAGTTGCTCTTACTGTTATCTCTCTATCATCCATTACATAGCTCCAGTCGGAACAAGATTACCAGCCTGAGCTTCCCTATCAACCACATCATCTGGTAATACTTGAGTTTGAGTTTGACCAACATTCTTACGAAAGTCCTCTACATTCTTCGCACCTAGTTGCTGTGCTATATACATGAAGATTCTAGTTATATCAAACTGAGCCATTAGTTCAGGTGACTTACCTATAACCTGAAACAACTTAAGCCAAGCCTCCGAGAAGTTACCTCCAGGTATTGACCCATCTCTGGGTATAAAGTCATATCCTACAGCTAAGTCATAAGGTGAGACAGGTATTGATCCTTTATCCTTCCCAAACTGTCTAGCTAACTGATCACGGTATCTACCTGTTATTCTTACAAATGTATCTTCCTTCAAATACTGTTGTGTATGAACTGCAAACATGCAACCTATGTCCTGCATAAACTGCATACCTATTATCATAGCAATTCGTTGTAGCCTTGAAATAGCGCTTCCACGTGTACCTTGAAATTCACCTTTAGTTAATCTCTCAGGTCCACCTTGACGAAGTGAGCCTTGCATAGACTGATCAGCACCACTTATCCTATCCATCCATTGAGTAATGTAGGCTGAGTCAGCTATATTAGCCCTTGTAATGTCAGTTACTCCAAGTTGCTGTACAACTTTGTCAACTCCACGTCCCCAAGCCGGACGTCGCAGTCGAATGAGTTTGCCTGGTTCTGGATCTTTCAAGTCATTAATATTAACCAGATAAGGATCAACAACCAGCATATCATTAATGGCTTTGCGTACGTTAGCCACGTGACTATTGAAGAGGAAATCCAGTGTATGTTGTAGTCCATAAAGTACCTCCATTCTACCTATTGGAGCTATCGAGTAGCCGTCAAACTCAGGTGATGCAACTGCAGCAGGATACATTCCGTGGTGATGAGTGGCTTTCTCACATTGGACTATTACATCATCTGCAGCTAAGGCAAAGAACCACTTCTCAGGATATTCACTGGTACCTAATTTCCACTCCTTCGGGATTAAGTTAATATACATCTTAATCGTATCAACTGGATTGGTAGACATCTGCATACCACGTCTAACATCAGTAGCTCCACCATGTCTAGTTTCACGCTCCGACTGGTCGTTTGCTAGAGCAGACTTCCTACCCTTTCTCGCATGTAGATATCTAACATTAAATAGATTAGAGCCAGGCTGACTTTCCTCCGAAAGCATGTTCATTAGATTATCACGATCTACCCAGCCAAAGAACTCACCCTGCTGAATCTTGTCAGAAGACACACTTGGATCAGGTAGCCACATATAAGGGTCGATGTTGCTAAGGTCGTTGCCTTCAAATAACAGTGCATCAATGAACTGTATGTCAGTGGCAGTTTGCATACCTAAATCTGACTGCGTTTCTGTAGTTGATCTAATAGGCTTCCTTCCATACTGCTGTACCCATCCAGGGATTCCTATACCTACTCCGTAACAAAGCGAATCACGCAAGATTGTGTGTAGAGCTAATGGTACCTTAGTTTTAATACAATGAAGTCGTATAACCAACTCCATCAACATTGCACCTATTGTGTCGTCATCTTCAACACCTTCATATTGAAACATAGGGTCTTGGAAAAATGCCATAGATAAGTAAGTCAACAACGCTTCAAGCATTGAGTAAGAGTAAGGAAATACTATTGATACAGGTTTGTTTGTGTCTTTTTTCTTTAAAGCCTCTTCCTTATCCTTTAATGGAATGTAGGTTGTCATCTTCCTATCAATTTCACGCCAGTCAGGAAAGCGCTTGCTAATTTCATTTCTAGACTCCCTAGCACGAGACCAGATCTTGTTACGCAAGGAAGTGTGAAACTCAGAGTCAGGTTTCAGATCAAGACCACCTGGGTAGTCATAGTCATAGATTTCCCTTGAGTAGTCAATATTTGGGTAGTCTGATTCCCCTGTTACAATGTATGGCATTTATATAACCTCATCTATACCAAGAATCCAAATACATCAATAGTTGCAGTAGCAGCACCAGTCGATCCAGTATTTACATAGATACCAAAAATCGAAGCAGCTGCACATTCTGCATATTTAGTGACATCAACTCCACCTATTACCATGAAGTCAGTGTTAGGTGTGGTCATACTTACTAAGGTAATAGCCTGTCTCCATGTATTACAAAGGGCACCAGTTCCAAGATCATAATCACTACCACCTATTAAGGAAGCAGATGGATCTCGAATAACTACATGTGTTGGATAGAAGACTTTTCCGGTCGGGACTGTGTACAAGTTAGTCTTTGCTGCAGCAGTCTGCATGTCAACACCAGAGACTGTTGCTACCTTAGTTATAGCATTTTCATTTAAAGCTGTCATATTAAACCTTATACAATGACTACATTGTTATTAAAGCCTACCACTTCATTCTCAAACATAACTATATCATTGATAGTTGATATAGCTAAACCAGGATAATCACCTAAGGTAAGTACTTCACCTGGATTAACTGGAGACGCTGCAGATATTGGAGCTGTACAGTCAATACCAGAATCAAAAGCTGCATCGTCGTACTGGAAGACATTTACTGCGCTACCTATTCTTATCTGTTGAAGTGCCATAATTTGTTCAATTTTTGAACGATCTAATTGTTACATTCCAGCTGAGCCTCTTAAAACACCATAAGGCCCAATACTTAGTATATCATCCATGACTCCTCCACCAGGACGTAGTTTAGTTTCATAGCCAGGAGTGTAAGTTCCACCATGTCGCCATGAAGCTCCAGGTTTCAGGGTAAAGTCACCACCAGCATAGTTTGTGAATATATCTGCTGTGGTAATTTCAAATGTGCACCTCGTGAAGGTCAAAACATCATCTACGTCCTTTGCCTCGATTGCTGCTTGTGATTCAATGAAATAACAGTCAGTAAAGGTCACAGGTTCCGCTCCATCCAAGCCAGTTGGATCAACGGTCGTAATCCAAGTATTATAAACGTTAGCTGCCCCGTCTAAATCCAAGATGCCAATGCCATCATTATATATGTAACAGGTTGTGGCTCCATTGGGGACTATTAAAGTGGAAGCAGTGGGAATAATTGAACCGCTATGTACACTCCCTACCCCTAAAGTAACGGTACTTGCATGAATTACATTCTTAATTACCCAGTAATCACCAAAGGTCTGTGTGCCAGCATGGGAAAACCCCCCGCCGTCTATCGTTATCACATTACCGCTTGTACCGTCTGAGCCTGACAAATCCACTGTGCCTATTGAGTTGGCCGTTGTGCATTCGATAAAATCGTTAGGTACGAAATAGCCACCGGCTGCCAGGTAAGTAGCTACCGTGCTGGAAGAACTGAACTCTACCGGTGTACCAGTGGGATAAGGAACAGTTATCGTAATCGTACCAGTCCCATCAAAATCAACATCCGCAAGACCGCTGAAATCCGTGGCAAGGGCATTGCCATCCCCATCCTCAAGCACTGCATTGTTAACTATTATAGCCGCACTACCATCTCCGTATGCCTGTGGATTAACAGCCCTATGGCCTATGGCTAAATTAGGGTCATAGAGTAGATAGTATGTCCCACCTACATCTGCCAGATGTCCATAATATGGAGCGTCTGAATAACTTACGGTAAGAGGTCCTGAGTCCCACCTTAACTCACTCGGTTCTGGCGTAGCAGTAACCCCTAATTGCTCAGATAATTGAAGGGCGAAATACCAACCTGGATTACCCACTACCGTTTCAGCCTCTGTCCGATTAGCTGTGAATGTCACAACCCCTGCTGCAACTGTGGCTGTACCTATGGCTGTGATTGTGGGAGAGCCGCCCGTCTCATCTCCATCCACCACAAATGTTGCAGGGGCATTGTGGTTATTAAATTCAGCGACAATCCAATCACTTGAAAGAAGTCCCGAATATACCCGCATTTCATCTATTGAGGTTGCAGAATAAGCCCCGGCTGATGTACCTATTGAAAAATTCACACCATTATTTGTTATATCTTCAGCAACGAAACTTGATATATCCTCCGTTCCAACTGCACTACCATCAAGATAAAAAGTTGCATTACCGCTTCTGTCATGAGTTACCACAACATGATGCCATGCACTATCATCTGCCCCTAATGTATTATTAGAGTCAACGAATAACGAAGTTCCCCCATCTTCTCTTAGATAACTCCTTAGGTCATCATCTGTTCCATAATACCAGAAATCATATCCCACTACAGTGGATGCACCCTTTCTAAGAAAACGATTATTACCTGCTCCTCCTTTAAACCATGTAGAAAGGGACCAATCATTTGTGCCCATTTCGAGGGTGGCGCTATTTCCAGCATTAATAAAGTCAGCGTCACCCGCAAAGTCTATACATTTTCCTATTTGACCTGTGCCTTGTGCCGAGTCCGTATCAGCATCAGTTAATTGTCCATGATTAACATTGACTGTGGCGTCCTTATAATTACCAGCAGCCACGCTCCAAGCTTCGTTTAAATGCCATGTAGCCTGATAAGCAGCCCATACACTTGTGGCATTATTGCTTATTGCGCTTTCTGTGCCAGGTGCATTGGTATTCCAGGTTGCATAGATGGTTGTATTCGCTTCTTTATTCAGGGAAGCTATACCAACCCAAATCTCTGCCGTTGCGTTTGCAGGGTTAGCGTTTTGGGTAAAATCAACGATCTCATAATTGAGTTGCGTAGTTAAACCCACATCACTGTAAAATTTTATAGCTCCGTTTGCTAAGTCGCTATCAAGACATTGCTCGCAATTAGATTGGAATGTCGCTGCGGTTAGTAGAACAGGAAAATTTGCCAAGTTTCCAGTTCCAGGTATTTGCGCTTCCTGAATGGTAAGGGTACAATAATAACTTCCTCCACCACCAACAGGTGGCGGGCTTGCTGACTCATACTCATATGCACCAATATCATGTCCACCATTTTCTGCCCTTGCTACTGTCTGAACAGCAAATGCAGGTGTCCACGTACTTACTGACCTCAACCCATTGGCTGTTAGGGTAAGTGTAGTCCCTGCATCTACAACAGCATCACCGCCAGCATCAGGATAGAAATTTGTAGGGAAGTTAATACCATTATCAGTTGTTATTCCATTTGCGTCTGTGGTTCCTGAAATTCTATTAGCGTGATTAGGGTTATAGTAGGAGTTATAATCTACATCCGGTTCCGTTCCAACTCCATCATAATAGAGACAATAAGGCCCGGCAGCCTGCGTCATGTGGATTACGTTATTCTTGATTTTCTGACCGCTGGAACTGACATCACCTCTAACAACAATTCCATA